CGACGTCAGTGTTACAACATAGTCGTCAAAGTTTCTGTCAGGTGCTAGTCTCTTAGTTTTTGGTGATGCAGACATTAAAAAAGCATACCTCCGTATGTCACAGATTCTGTACCAGAATATGCATTATCATACACAAATCCGCACGTACCTGTATGCTCTTTTGGCGTAATATACGTTGTTGATGAATTTCTCATAGCATTGAGTGAATTAAATAGATTTTCTCCATTGGCTCTACTTCCAACAGGAAATTCTTGTATTAGATGAATTACATCTTCAAATGGTTCTAATACGTTTCTATCATATGAGACATAACCTATTGCAGGACCTACATGAAAATCTGTTCCTTCAATTCCAACTACTTCGACTGCATCGAGAAAAAATTGCTTATTCACAAATGGTTTGTCTATGTAATCAACTGACAAGACTTGATCTGAATCAAATCGACTAAATATGTTTCCATTTCCAAATTGACCCATTACAGAATGTGGTTCAAATGGATGATTAATTGAAAAATTTGATACCACTGAACGAATTGGAAACGCTTCTATTATTCCATCTATAACATAATTTTCTCGTTGATTTGTATCAGATGTGACAATCGGATATGTGAAAATACTTGGATCACCACCTGATTCAACATACCTGACAGGATCAAATACATCAATCTCTTCAAATCTATCTGCAGCTATTATACTGACATGCGGAACACCGAATAGTGTTCTATCTAGCAAATGTCCTGCTGTGCCGGCAGAAATTTTTACAATGCCGGCTGTCCAGTGTTTCTCAGAAGTAATATCAACACCATTTCGATATGAATCGAGACTTGATGATGCATAGTAATCGATATTTGTTGAAAGAATTTTTCTAGATTCCCCTTTTCCATCGATGACTGTCATGCTTACAAGATGATGAGACGTTCCACTAGAAGGAATATTTCTATAGATCTTTCGATGTGAGAAAAATCCGCCTGCCTCTGAAGATCCCGCTATCACAGCCGGCGCGCCAAAATCTTCAAACCATGTAATGTCTCTAAGTCGAATTTGTTCTTTTGTATTGAAATAATTTACATCACAATCAATGTGTATGCTGTCTACGCTTGAATTTGCACGAGCCAATGCAGATGAAATGCTGCCGGCAGGTGTTGCTGTAGAATTGTTAAAGTTTACACTCATTATTCTGCACCAAGTTTTTGTTTGTATGAAAACTTATTCATAGCTTAATATTTTCTAAATACTCCGACTATTTGTTGAACCAATAAGCTATCATCAATAATCTGCTTCTGACCAATGTAGTTATCACTATGACGATATGTGTTCTTATGACGCTCGAGCATGTGAGACTCAATCACAAAATTTGTTCCTTTGTACCGTGTCTTACTAGGTATAAGTTGTTCAATGAATCCTGATATTGATATATCGAACCACCTGTAGAATTCCAAGAATTTTCTAAAGTCTACCTTGTCTGACAATCGATTGAAGTAAACATCTCGAAGTACATCAAGACCAGGGTAATCAGCAGAGAACATTAATTCAGGACTACCAAGAACGTCATTTAAGATGTCAAATGATGAAAACATTGAAACAATGTCACGATCTAGTGAATCAATCATTGAAAATTCTAGTGATAGTCGAAGATCATCCTGCGGTTCTTCTGATAGTAAGTAATCATTACTCAAATATGACGGTGAAGGAACAGCAAATGGATTTTCATTTAGTAGATCTGGGCTTGTAAAACTCTTGATTCGAATCTTATCATCAGTTGCTGATTCATCGAATGCAGGTGACAGGTAACTAAAGCGGAAAATATCACCAATAACAACATGAGAATTCGGTTCGAAACCTGTTCCATCAGGTTCGTTATTGTTTTGACTAAAATCTGCGAATACGATGTTGCCATTATCATCAGCATCACGTATTGGTTGCTTATGAAATGTATCTAGACGAAGTTTTTGAAATGAACCAGACATATCTGTAACGAAGTTAAAGTTCGTCATCGGATCATCTACGCCTGTAGACTTAGGATTTCTTACATGTTCTTTCCATTCATCAACTGTCATTGACTTTGACCAAAAACGTATGCCGGCTGCCCATCCTTCAAAGTCAACTGTACGTGCAATATCATCTGAATACAAAGTATCGTTAAGATGCGAGTAACCAATACCTGCAGGAATAACTTGATTATTACCAATACAGATATAACTTCCAGATGCATTCGTTCCTGATAATGCAGTCCTAAAGAGATTGTTCTGTCCGGTGATTGATTCATCAAAATATGATGATGTTACATATGAATCTAATATTTCACCTTCATCAGCTCTACCAACTCGCAAATAATACGAAGATGTTACTCTTGAATCGAATTCATCATTTCTAATGCAACCGAATGAAACGTTCCAACGATCGCCGTCAAATATACCTGATCCGGATAATGATAGTGACATATGCAACAATTTTGCAGATGAACTTTGAGTTGGTCTACAGAATAATTCAACAGTTGCAGGATCTTGTTGATTTCCACTGCCTTGCGTTGCGACAACATTTGCAAGTAATGCTGGTTGTTGACTTGGCAAAGTACTGCCGGTGACAATCATTCGAAATAATGACTGATTACCTTCACTACCTACTATCTCTGATATTTTTTGTGGTGTAAATTTGAAGCATCCTTCGACGTTCCAAGAACCCGATGTAAATAATCCGTCAGACCTGTTAGTTGTCCCAGTATTTCTTTTTGTAATTTTGCTTGTGATGAAGCTTCCTGCGGGCTTTGGAAAACCAGGTTCTATTCGTGATCCTGAGAGCGGCTGAGTTATCACAAAAGACGAAGTGATAAAGTTAACCATGCCGAGTGGTTCAAACTTCTTTTCACGAGATGCAGACAATTGTTTGGTTGTTGCTCCGCCGTATTCTCTAATTTTTATGCTATTTTCAGGATCTATTCCTACTGATCTAAGAAATGACTTGATACTATGTTGTGTTCCCTTTGACCTGATTATGTCTGGCATGTTGGTGAGAACACGACGGAGAATGATAGACTGAATCTTCTTAAGCGGCGTGTCCAAGTCAGTTAAACCTGGGATATATTGACCATCAGCATATTGTTCAACTGTTGAATTAGTAAAGAACTTTGGAAGATAAAAACCATATTGTCTGACAAGATCTTCAAGAAAGTTGTCTGGGATCGTATCAGTCTCATCATAACCGACGGTCCTAAGTGTACTAAATGCATCTGCATACAGCTTGATCTCATCAAAAAACTTTGACCAGATATACAAAAAAGACAGGATAAGTTGAACAGAGCCCTTTTTACCCTGACCGGGTACACCATCGCCTGCATAAGGATTTCCTGCATCACCTTCAACATCATAGAAGCCGTCTTGTGATGCACCTTCAAGAAGGTAATGTTTTGGTATTAGCTTAATGATATTGTTTGGATTTTCCCTGTCATATTTTGTAGCTTCAGTCAAAAGTGATAAATTGAGCTCCAATATCGGCTCATATGTTGGAAATAATACTGTTTTGAATTCTTTTCGTTCATTAACAAGTATGTTGTCACTATCTGCTGTAGCATCAAGCCTCAGTGATGCATCATAGTTTTGAATTGTTGAATGCAATGAATTGCCTGAGCTATCCAATACAACAGCATCTGTCGTAGAATTAAGATTAGATAATGTCCCAGAAGGTTCATTGAATCGATAGTAAAGTTTCAGATCAGGCGTAGAATATAAACCGCGAGATGACTGTAAGATTTGAGACTGCGTATCTCTAACAGAATGAAAAATACGCAATTCATCAAGCGAACCGCTGAAAGTTTGTGTAGGTGTTACAAGGATCCCGCCAGAATAAAAAGTACTGCCAGACCCTATCAGAAAATCTGATTCATCAATTGAAAGTTTTCCAAATTTTTTATTCTTAGTTGTTTCTGACTGAAGCGATTCATTGAGATAAAATTGAAGTGAATTTTCTCTTCCTTCTTTATTAAGAATTACACAGACGTGATTTGGTGAACCCTTTAAAAGCTCATAAGAAACTGAATTTGATATCGACCCTGACGTTACACTAAAAACAGCAGTAGCAGAAGTGGATGACACTGATGGACTAAGATGAAACATAAAACCATCAGTGTCAGTTGAGCTTTTTTGAAAAATAACTTGTGTGTCATTTGCAAGTTCTGGTATTCGAATGATTGCTTCGATAGACATTGACGTCTCTTCATCTGCAGGATTGATGATTGTTACGCCCTCATTGTTTTTTGACATTTCAGGATATAGATTACCTGATTTATCCTTAACGGCTATCCATGTTCCAAGTTTTTCTTGGAATCCTCCTGCGGGATTTTCAGTTACTGACGTACCTGAAAAATGCAGTGCACCTGACCACGTTGGAAAGCTGTCAAAGACATATTTTTCAAATCCTGTCATTGAATCAAGATACTCTTCGACCTCTTTCCTAGTTCCGTCAAATGGAAAACCGTTGATTATCTTGTTGAATGCCTCATTTACTTTTACTTCTGCAGAAGAGAAAAAAGTATGATTTTCAAACTTTGACCAATCTACGTTGAGCTGTTGAGAACTTTTGAGAGGTGAATCAAGCGGATCATATTTGAATGATGTGTTGCCTGCATGATTAGAGTTACTCAAATCAGCATCAGCATATGTTTGGATAACAGGCTTAGTATTGCCTGCAACAGCCTTCATAAATGATGGAACAAACGGTGTATTCGATCTTGTGGACATTTTATGTCCTCAGTGGTGTCGGGTAATTTTCAACTCGAAATATAGAAGAAACAGATCTGAATTCTGAGTTGTTTCCATCTATAGGAATAATGACATCAATCACATATGTTCTGCCAGAAGAAAGACTTGATGTATCGAGTACGAAGAACATGCCATCAGCATCATTAGATACTTTTGTTGACTTTTTATCAAGATCGAATGGTACAACGGCTTCGTCTGTCACAGAATCTCGAATTTGATAGTACACATCTTTTATGATAACACCAGGCAATTCAACAGGTAACTTTGTTGCTTTGATCAAGGGGCTTGTTTGATCAAAGATATGCACTCTAATAATTGCTTCTTCTGAATTTGTGTATCTGTCTTTTAGATCTCTTACAGATACAATAAGTGACTTGTTTCTTCGCGACATGCTCCTTACTGGAGGGGATATAGTGAGAGTGCTGCCAGTTATATACGCAAGACTGTTATCAATTGATTGCCATACGGGCACAAATTCCAGAGAACCAGATAATGCAATTACTGCAGCTAATCCAGTTCCTGATGACGGGATTGTTACGTCAGCAAAGTATGTTCCTGTAACATATGACGAGCCATGTGAATATTGAGATCCAGTTATATACTGATTATAGTAGCCTCCAGATATAGGCGTGCTCATTTTAAGCAATAGACAATTGCTTCCCGTGATTTGGCTTAAACTACTTCCTGACGTGAGATTTGAAAGACTTCCAAAATTGTAGTTATAGAATGTCAGACGACATGACGTGTCAAGCGAAAGATCTTGAGTATCATCGTAGATAGAATCGTCAAATCCCATCAATAGATGTGGACGCTTTGTCTCGTCAAATGCTGTACGTGATGCGAATCGTTTTACGAAATAAGTCTTTGAGTTAACCTCAAGCGAATTTTCGAAAGATATTCTGAATCCAACGTCGGGTATCTCTCCTGCCAACGTTGCTGACATCAACGATGTGATATCGACAACGAGATCTTCTGTTCCTGTTTTGAAGTATTGAGAAGCTTTTGTGCTAGCAAGACTAAAAGAACTCGTGATATAATCACCGCCGCCGGCGTTTGCAGAGCATGCAAGAGAGCAGCCACCAGAAACCCATAACGTTGTAAATGATGAAGAAAGCCAATTACATGAATCGTAATCAGAGTAATGAGCTATATCTCTTCCAAGGCCTTCATCGAATGACGAGGACAATGGAAATACATCAACTGTGAAATTATTTGGTGTTGGTTGACCACCATAAACATCATGAAGATGCATTTCACACCAAAAGCTAGAATCTCCAATATCGATTCGACCTGATTCATGAAGCGTTTTTAGCTTGTCTATATCAAAATGAATGAGCAAACGAGTCAATTCAGTATTGGGAAGTGTTCCACTCATTGAAGCACCATACAACTTGAATAGATCAAGAGTACCAGCATTACCTACATTGCTAGACGTCTTTCTTACAGACTTGATGACTTTATTCGTTATGTAGGTGTCCTTGTCAGCAAAGAATGTTTTAAACATTTGACATCGCTTTCCCAATTATATTTACGTCTGGGTATCTTATCTCGAAGATCGAACCCTCCAAGGGATACATGATGTTATTCTTTGTATTGAACTGAGGATTATATGCAATTGGTGAGTATTGCAAGTTGTTGTTTGTGCCATTAAGATTGTTGAATTTGACTGTATCGACAGAAATTATACCTTGATGTGCGAATATCGTTGATATTATGTCAGACATAATTATTGGTTGACCGATATGAAGTTTTGTAATTTCAAACTGTGCTTTTAGATCACGAATAACACTTTGAATGAGCACACTCTTGTTCATAGAAGGATCTACAACTACTTGAAAAAATAGTTCTAAATTGATGATTCCTGCGTCTTGTATGTCAATAGCGTCTGAAATCATTCGATAGCTGTTAAGATAACGCTTAAGATTAAGCTTTAACTTGTCTGAAGATGTAATCAGTTGTCCGTCTATATTGCGCGAGACTATAAAAAGTCTAGATGCAAGCGGATTATTTGGATTTTTTGTGGTTGCTACACGAAACACTCTACCAAAGTTACTTGGCATCGTGTATACCCTTGCAAGAAGATCTTCTTTTGTTACGATGCGTTCTTGTGAATTCTTTATCGTTGGAACTAAAGCCATCAACTCATCTGTTGTTAGTGGATCTTCGCCGCCGCTAGCATCAAATGGATTAGTTACTGCAAGTGTATTTCTAATCTGTGATTGCTGACCTGCAGAAGGATTTTGCGGAAATGTCATAGAAAGCGTCGAGACGCTACGGATTGTTCCTGGTTTTGCGTTATGATTTAGACCGCCGCCATATCGATAAGTGACTGTCAATGTAGTATTTGCGCCGGCGACACCCAGCGTTGTTCCTTGAAGCATTTTCTGTGGATTGATTGGAATTTTGGAAAATGTCTGAGAGTATGGCAAAGGAATAGAAAATTCCGACGGATCTGGTATTATATCATCTTCGATGACATCGGCATTTCCGCCTCCAAATAACAACGTCGATGTTCTATTGCTAAGTGAAGTTTCCTTTACGAATCTATACGGTGCAGGAATCACTTTTAATATGTCTTTGACGAGAACATCCTTTTCTACAGTGTTAAGAACGTTCTTGTATACTACGTCATGTGTCAAATTTCCAACTTCATAATAGACGTTACCAAGAGAATCAGACACACTAATGATTTGTGTAACATCGCTTTGTGAAAGTGTTAGTCTTCTGAATTGTACAAAATCACCAACTGAGAAAGTCTCAGTTGTTTGATTGCCACTGCCGCAAGTTCCCTTCTTTTTGAGAATCTTTGATACGATGTTACCAGAAAGTCTTCTTCCATTTGTAACTTCAACATCGTCAGCAATGCTTATTTGACCTGATATTGGATCAGACTTCCAAAAATCTATATTTTCAAGAAGATTAAAGCTGATACCTGTCGATGACTGAATGATCGATCCTTCATTTACTGTAGGAAGAAGTGTACTATCCGGTGTCAGTGTTCCATCTGAAAGAACTGGGACTTCGATGTAAAAGTCTGCGTCTACTACTGCTGCTGCGGCGCCATGTATTGGTACGCCTGCTGATCTAAGGATACGTTCTATATTTGCTGTCTCAACTACTGTCTCTGAATTTAGCTCTCCATACAGATGATCCATGTAATATGACATGTTGTCGCCAACATATGCTGCCATATCAAGTAAGAGGCCGCCCAGTGATGATTCTGAAAAGTCTTGAATCTGTTCAGGATAATACTGCCTGGCATAATCTAGAAGAACTGTTCTGAAACCATCGAAGTCTCTGGCAAGATAATTTCGTTGCCGAACAGTTTTTAGTGCCACGCTGTTGTCTGAGATTGCCATTTCTGTTATTACCTGATGATAAATAGATACACAATCAGATTACGTACAAAACAATTTGAAGACCTTTGCCCGTGACGTCAAGTGCAGGTATATTGTATGTTATATTGATCGTGAGAATACCTGTATTTTTGTTATTTGTTCGATCTACTGCTGATGTAAATGTTTCAAGATCTATAAATGGCATCCATTGTTCTACTGCAGAACGAATTCTTCCAATTGCCTGAGAATCAAAGTTATCTAGACTGACAAATTCTGTTGTAAGTGGTCTCAGATTTGCACCAAATTTATACAAGCCGAGACGTTCTCCCCAATTAGTCAGTAATAGATTTCTTAAATTATCTGCAAATTGATCTTCAAGTTCAAAGTTCATGGCATATAACCTGTCGCCATCTCCAAGTTGTAGAGGCGTCTTTATTCCATACGGAGTTTTTGATGCAATGACTGCAGCATCTTCGTCTGAAATTTGATCTTGTGTCTGACCTGAACTTTTGAAGCTATATGACGACATGTCTGATCATATATATCAGAAACATAATCTTAGACAACAACAGTAATTGTTGATCCATCTTCTGGGTTAGGTGGCGATTTTGCTTCTTCTATTCCTCTATCATTTGGATATTTTCCTTCGATGCGCCAAGGAATTAAATAACGTATATCTTGATTGGGACTTTCTGGATTGCCTGAATCAGAGCGTGTTCGAGCAAATCTAAAATGCAAATGATCTTCATGCACTTTATTTGGATCCCAAATTGGACCAGAAGGAAGACTTTTTCCATTTGTCTTTAGCCAGTCTTTATAAAAAGAAAATACTTGTTCACCAAGCGTGACAGAAATAAATACGTCACCAACAACAAGATTATGTTTTGCATAAATATTTTTTGGTGTTATCTTGTTTGAAGATATCAGTTCTCTAACATGACTTATTGACCATGTAAAAATCTCATGCATTACTTCAAAGTCATATTTTTCAGCCTTGAGAGGAGATAAAGGACTTGGTAGGTATGGAGATGTTCCTGGTGCGCCTTCTGCTTCGCCTGTAATGGCCTTTGCTTTAGGATTCATTCCCGAAATTCTTGAATTACCTGATCTTAACGGATATGCAAAATCGAATGCACTTCCAAAATGAGATGAAATAATCTTTCCATTCGATCTTTTTGTTGACCACTTCGACCATCTCCATCCGTGATCATCATCTTTGCCAGTAATATTTCCAACTTCAACAATATAATCAGGAACTTCAAAAGTTGTTGATTTTGTTTTCATATGTGCGCTTAGTTCATAAAGGTAGTCAACAACAAAAGGATCACCAAAAAAAGTATTTCTTGTGCTATCTCTAAATACCCAACGTGCTCCATCAGTAGTCTCATCAGGTTCAAAAGCTGATAGACCGTTCATTGCACCTTCTGCTATAAGTGTTGTATCTTCTTTTGCTGCTCGAGGCACGTAACCTTGCATTTCTGCTTCTTTTTGAACTATGAATCCTGCACCTACGACACACCCAGTTGCTGCAAAAATTGCACAATCTGATGTTACAGACGCCAGTGCTCTTGCTGCTGCTAGCCCTGTGAGCGGTGGTGTAACAGTTTCTCCATCTGCATCAGTTGCTGTTGAAAATGGTGCTGATATTGAGTCTGTAAATGTTTTACAACCAAGTTCAAACAAAGCTGGAAAAGAAAGTGGTGCCCAAAATGAAGGTGTAGCTAGATTCAAAAGTAATTTGGCAAATCCAAGCGGAATTGCCAAATTAAGCATTGCTTGTATTTGAAATGCACCCCACGGATATACCAAATTTATGTCTGGGAATTTGATATCTAGCGCAGGAATTTTTGGCGGTTCAATATTGATAAGCTTAAGCATTTCTGGGATTTTTAGCGGTAAATCTAGCGGCTTGATTCCAATTAATTTCAATGCAAGTGGAATTGGTGCTGCTAAGCTCATTGTCACAGAAGGAAAGCTTAATTTTGGTGCTGGTAATTTAAGCGCGATTGCCAACGCTAGCGGATCAAATATGGGTATCATAAATTGAGATGGTACAGTATTGATAGCTTTTGCAATGCCGGTATATAAGCCATCTATCCAGAAATTATGAAAATCAGGAAATTTGTCACGATCATCAAGATCTAGATCTTTTGCTGCATCTAATGTCTGAAGTTTTTCTCCACAAGGAAATGGTAAGCCTAGTTCTCCATTGATCAATGCATCTTTTGTTCGTTTTACAAATACTGCACGAGCTACATCTGTGATAACAAGATTTCCATTTTTGTCTTCTAGAACATTTGCTGCAACTTGTGCATGAGGAGGATCTGCCATTTTTATATTCAGTCTTTGCTAATCTACAAGAATCTTTTTTGCCCATGTACCTTGTCCTGGTGCAGACGTTCCAATAAATCCAACAGATGTATCGGTAATTGGACTAGCATGTACTGTGCCTAAAACAGGTTTTGCTGGTTTATCTGTACAAAGTAGTGCCTTATCTGCATTTTCACTGCCTAACTTGATATACCCTTCTTGGCTAGGCTTGAAAATAATATCTCCATTCATGATTGTAATTGATGCCCACTTTGATGCATCTGATTCATCAATTGCAATGGGTGCACCATCTGGTGTTTTTCCTGCAGTAAAATTTGTAACAAGAAATTGAACATCATTTCTTGCAATGAGACGTACCTTGTCCGTCTTGATTACAATTGCAGCATCACCAGTAATAGAATCTGACATCTTCTCATCTATTGTTGTATTGTAAGAAGTAAGATCAAAGTTTCTATCAACTCTAGTCCGTTGTGAAACAAGTATGCGACTTCTGTCATTTACATAGTCAGGATCGCCTTCTGATGCAGAAATAATCGCAGGCGATTTATTTAGTTCCTTCTTTATGCTAGTCCCTTTTGTCTTGCCTTTGGCATCGCGTATACTAGTCGTAGATGCAGACTTTCCAAATGTAGCTTCTGTTTGTCCTCTTCCTACTACAATATCAATTGTGCCGGCATCATTAAGAAAATCAGATTCAGGATATGATGTAGTTTTAGTCCAAAGTGATTTTTCTAATTCTGTGACAGGATCATTATAAGCAGCAATTGAACTTTCACGATCAGTTCCTAAAACAATGAGAGAATTATTTGAACCCTCGAATGCGATATCGCCTGGTCGCTTTCGAAATCTTGCGACTGGTTCAAATGACATCAATTTTGAAGCATCTGATTCTGTAATAAGACGTTCGAAGATATCTTCTGGTTCACCTCTAAGCAATGATCCTTCATAGGCAGTTGTTCTGTCATCATTTACATTAACAACAGGTCCATTACGAAGTTCATGCCATACATCTTCTCCTGACTCTGCTTTTCCAGATTTTTCATTTTCTGCAATCTTTACAGTGTCAGGATTCATTGTGACTTCAAAAGATCTGCCTGGATGTGAATGATTAACATCATCTGAAAGATGTGGTTCAATTATGCGTGTCATCCAAAATGCAGCATCTGAGTGTCCGGCGGGATTTTCTATCATCACCCAAAGACATTCGCCTGGTTTGCATGGCAACGAAAGATGTGATGCAAAGAAAGGAAAGACAAACATTGGCGGTTCGTCTGAACTCATTTTTCTTGCAATGATTGAATTTCTTGGCAATATGTCTGCATACGTCATATTTGAGACGCCAAGACCTTGCCATCTTGCTTTCTTTTTTTCGTCAGTTAGATCATAATTTGGATCTGAAATGACTTCAAGAACAATCATTCTTAAGAATTGAGATTTTTCTGGTTCTCGATGTTTACTTTGCGTTATTGAAGAATTGCTTCTGCCTTCAGCAAAATCACGCATATTGTCGCTAGTGTTGTTAGGCATGTATTATTTCTGATTTCTGATCTTGTTAAACATGTCTTCTGGGTCAATTGATGCTGTAGGTGATTCTGCCTTTGATATAAGCTCCGCGAGTCTGATTATCTGATCATTTGCTTTACTCATTCGTTCAATATATGATGACAAAGATTTGCCATGAACTGCATGTTCTGTACTTTTGTCTTTGACTATTTCAGTAAGCTGCATAAAAAGCTCATAAGAATTCTGTCGATCTGTCACGGCATTTTCATAGATTTCTTTCCATAGCTTTTGTTTTTTGTCGGGTACACTATCGATTTGAGAAAGCAGATCAGAAAAAGCCTTGATCTTTGCTTCTATCTGCAATGTATTGTTTGAAATCTTATTAGACATGGAATGATATATCAGTCATCACAAAATATGAATTTCGTTTTTTTGTAGTGACGCTTGATTGACTGCATCGCAGTTGTCAATTGTTTTGGTGTTAAACCTGATAACTCTCGCATGTATAACAACACTGCACCCTTGTTGAGTAAATCAATTTCATCTATGTTTTCAAATATAGTGATGATTGCATTAATGCAAGTTAGCTCATTCTCAGACTTTGCTTTTGATCTGATCTCATATAACATACTGATCGTTGCAATTGAAGTGTCAGCATTGTCCAATATGGCATCTTGTGGCGGGATGATGTTGTGTTCTTCAACTGCCAGCATCTCGTGTGCAGATAATGAAGTAGGATCGTCAAGCGAAACACTTCTTCTTGCTCTCTGTAATCTTTGTTTTGTCTTTATTATCAACCAATTTTTTGCAACAACGTTGAAGTATGAAAAAGCATTTGTTCCTCTTGCAGCATCAAATTTATGAATTGTTTCAAATAGAAAATTGACACAATCATTCTTTAGCTCTTCATACGTGTCATGCATGCCTGCGAACTTGTGTATGTTGATTAGATTTTCTACTAGCTTTTCAAATGCCGGCATGATTGAACTAACGTAAAGTGCATCTCTTGCTTTCTTTAATTCCTCAGACTGGAACTCTACTATTGCATCCTGTGTGCCTGAATTGAAATAAAGTTTTGGATTTGGAGCAGGCTTTGTAACGACTACTACTCCATCAACAATTGTCTGAGTTTCTACTGCAGCCTTTGGTGTTCGCGGCTTTCGAGTTTTCTTTTTCGTTTTCTCAATTTGATGTGATTGCAATGGAAGTGGCGACTTGATTTTTTTTGTCATGCTGATTCCTCATACACATCGTCATCGCCATTGATGATTTTTGCAATCTTTAATACAGAGTCTCTAGCTTCATTTATGTCACTAACGAGTTCACGAATGACAGGTTCATCTGAAAAAATCTCCAATTTTGTTTTATTATCGATTCTTCGATGAATTTTATCAAGCGTTACTAAACAAACATCAATGCCAGAATCAATTTCATCTATCCTTGAAAGCATTTCAAGATTTTTTCTTATACTTTTGTAAAGCCCAATGCTAAGAATAGAAAGAATAAGAAACAAGAAACTCATATGCTGTCCTTGAATGCTTCTTGATATCTTGCAGTAATCGATGAAAGTGAATGAGAAGATCTAAGTTTTTCTGAAAGTGAAACTGCCCACTGTTTTGGTATATCAGGACTAGCTCTGAATTTTAGTAACTTTTTCTTTACATCAGATTCATCAACAGCAGCCCATTTGCTGCCCTTCATGAAGATTTTATCATCGATTCTAGACTGATGTATTTCATCAAGCTTATAGCTGATATCAATGTATTTTCCTTGCGAAAGATATTCTACATGTCCCGACCAGCCAGTAGCAATTACTGGTAGCTCACATACAGCTGCTTCAAGCAGCGGCAAGCCAAAACCTTCTCCGCGTGTAAGTGATAACAATGCTTTTACACTTTTGTGTCGATACAAAGAACCAACTTCTTCATCAGAAAGATTTCCATGAACGATGTGTATACGAGGTATCAATGAATTCTTTCTAGATTCACCGACGACATTTGACATTAGGCTAGTGATATTTCTTCGATCAAATGTAGAATTTCGACCACCATTTGTCTTTATAATGAGACCAACAGACGGATCTGACTTAAATGCCTCACAAAACCATTTAACAGTGTAGAACATGTTCTTTCTGTCATTTTCAGGGTTATTTCCAGTAATCTGGCCGAATACAAGAAAATTGAATGGAGTAGAAAAATCGAGACTGTCGATTTTGTTATCAGGTCTGTCGTGTTTTATGATCTGATCGTTGTATGCTTCTGGTATTACTCTTATTGGCACGCGTAAGTCGCCAGATGCAGCAAGACACCTGCGGGCATGATCTGACGGAACAACAATAGACGTCATCTTATTACAAGAATGAATCCAATCAGGATTGCATCTATCTGTTTCTACTGCTGCTGTAATGCCTATATTCACCTTGCCCAATTTTTCATCCCATTCATTAGGCAGCTGTAGCTGTACAGTTACATCGTAGACCTTGCCAGATGGATCAGAAGTTTTTTCTAGAATTCGTCCAATAAAACCGTCATGTGATTTTTCATCAATTAACCAGGGTGTGTCTCCCCACGGAAGTGCTTGAAATTCTACATCAAGATCATCTCTGTTTAATAGCCATGATGCTACTTGGCGCGCATGAACGCCATAGCCTGATTGTGTGAGAACAGGGCCTCGTAATAGGACTTTCTTTTTCATAGTGTTATCATCTTCCACTGATCTGGCTTTTTGCTCGGCCACTCGTCTATTAGTTTAGCTAATGACGTGTCCCAGTCTGAGATTACTTTGTCAATGTTATATTCTGACCGCGCGCGAGCCATGGCTCGGTGACCCATAATTTCTCTTTCTTCTGGCGTAAGCTTGTACATCTGCATGAATGCCTTCATCAGCGTCTCATGTGAGATATAATCTTCAGCAATGAACGGAACTTGATGATTTCCCATAAGTGTCTTTACTTCTGGTTCTATTGCAATACCAAATTGTTCTTTTGTAATTGAATCTTCAACCTGATTTGTAAGACCACCTGTCTTTATTGCAATAATAGGTTTACCGCACATCATTGCTTCTAGCGTTGGTAGACCAAATCCTTCTGCACAGCTTCGATTTACGATCGTATCGCATACACTGTACAGTGACCTCATTTCATTGAAGTCTATTCGTTCTCTTGAAAACATCACATTATTTTTCAGATCAAATAAATCGACAAGCTGATAAAGATTTGTTCCCTCTTGATCGAGCGGATCAGTATGCATAATGAGCGTTGCTTTTCGATGACCAAAGTTCTTTTCAAGTTCGTCAAGAAAAAGCTTCCATGACATTAGAATGTCAGACGGCATCTTTCGTCTTGCATTTCTGGAAACGAAGAGACACGTAAAATGATCACTTCTTTCGGGACCAAGCAATGACAATTTGAATTTACCAATTTCCTCTTTTGAAAGTGGATAGTAAAGATCTTTTGGAACTGCATGCGGAATGTAATTTGTCTTCTCTGGAAAACGTTCCTTAACCATCTCATAAGTCGGCTTGTTAATGCAATTTATTAGATCAGAAGCTTCATAAATTGGCCTGTTGAATTCGGGCCAAGGAAGATTATCCCAAAGATGCCAATATGAAATTGGACAGATTTGATGAATTTCATCTTCCATCTCAAATAAATATGTGAAAAATCGAGGATCGGTAAACAGCAACAAAGCATCTGGTCTTACTTGGGCAATTGTCTTTCGAAGTAAAGCTTTATCGCCAAAACCATTCGTTGGTTTGATTATGAAGTCTGGGTTTACTGCAATTGTTTCATAGCTATCATGACGAATTGCACCACCGAAACAACGGAACGTGTATTTACCCGTTGCAATAAGACCGCTGATTAACCACCTTGCTTGAGTCCCTACGCCAGAAGTGCTCACTTCATAAAAATTCATTTGTTGGACTATATCATCACTAGTTAGTGCTGGGCGCTGTCGGATCATTGTCGTATCTACAAATTTATAGACTTAGACTGACCGTAGTCTCTGAACCTTCTCCAAAATTTCTTTACAGGAGCTAGGCTGCTGATTATCGTAAAGTAAAACTTTTTAGACCGTCGCGCTCGCCGTTTCCAGCCACGCTGTGGTGTTGTCCCACGACTTCCCAGCAATTCACCCAGTTTTACATCCGCTGAGCTGTAGTTGTTCACGGATGATCTGATAGCATCAGGATTGTTTTTTTATTCATGCTTTGTGCACTCCATTAAATAATCGATTTTTGTTAACCACTTTTTTGACTTGAATTCTGTTTCCCATATCTCAATCATTATATACCCAAGAGATTCAATCGTTTCTTTTCTTTTTCAAATACAATGTTCTGTCTTGTGAAATTCACACCACTTACACGAATCTCTATTTTTGATATTTACACCCTTTTTCACTGATGTAATCATGTTACTTACAACTTTAAGTGCCCGCTTGATTGGAACATCGCCAAGAGAAACTGTAAATAATTCACAATGATCGCCTACGGGAGCTTTCTTTTTGAGAATCACAAAGCCACATCGAACATCCTTGAATGGAACTGTAGGATTCTTCTGGCACCAATAATTTTTATAGAGTGCTAGCTGAGACTTAATCATATCATCAGAGCGCTTATCACGAAACCAACCACGTGCACTAGTCTTGTGATCAAGCACCCAATATATGTCCTCACCATTTTTACCTTTGACTTTGATAACACCATCTATGAATCCCTTGAAAGCATTTTTATGACCTTCAATGTTCTCATAGAGTTGATGTTCTGCATCAACAATTTCCCAACCTGGGAATTGTTTATCGAAGAAAGCTGGGAACTCTGATAGAATTAATGTTGCAGCTTCTTTTGCTTCGATCAGTGCCTTGGGAGTGAAATCTTCGTTTGTGTTATTTTCAACCCATGATTTGTCAAGTATATCAAAACAAACCTGTTGATTCATTTCTCGTGTGAGAAGATATTTTTCAGCAGCAGAATGAATTGCAGTACCAAATGCAAGAACTGGCGATGGCTTAAAAATGCTTATCTTCTTGACGTGAGTTAGGAAATGACGGTATGAACATTCTTTCCAAAGCTTGACTTCAGAGAATGAGACGTGAGGTTTCCCAGTTGGGAGTAGTTGAAATTCTGTCTGCTCGGGCATGTTCCAATAATAACATGCTCATGCACATCAGTTCAAATTACAGCTTTCTTATGATGCTAGTTACGCTAATGTTCAAATTCCTTGGATCTTTTTGAAAAATTTCAACATGCTTGATAGACTTTTGATATTCACTATGCAGAGCTGCAGGCAAATATAAGCTATCAAATGGTTTGTTGTCTCTAAGTGCGACAATCATATCATACGTTGTTGGATCTAGATATTGATTGTGTGTAGGTATACGCTGCGCATCTGTGCTTGTATGAAGATCTTCCATTATAAAAAACCCGCCAGATTTGACTTTGGGCCATAGGAATCTAAATGCCAGCTGTTGTTGTCTCATTGTATGACCACCATCATCTACGATAAGATCCCATTCAAATTCCTTAGAAAGGCGTTCTACGACGCTGACACAATCCATATCAGCTTTATACAATTCATGCACACCAGGAATTTGTTTTGCAAGTTCAATGCTTTCTGAAGCTATATCAACAGCATTAATAATCGCGTTTGGGAAAAACTCATTCCACATTTTTAGACTACGACCATTATCAATGCCAATCTCAAGAATTCGAATCTGATCATATCGCATATGTTCAAGATGAGATTCATAGAAATCACAAAAACAATGACCGCCTGCTTTGTCTGTATTATGTTTTAGACCGATATTCTGTAATGATTCCAATTTCTTCATTTGCTTGTCTTTTTTGAAACAGCTCTACCCGTCATTTTTTCCCAATCTCTATATTCAGATGGAATCAACTCGAGATTTTTTTGCCATATTGCTTTCATTACAGCGGGATTGACATTATTTTTTGATGCAATGTCAATGAATGCGTTAAGGTCTTTTGGAAAACAATGTCCGCGCGCTCCTGATATACCATCATTGCCAGGTACATTCATATGTGTGTTGCCGAGACGTTGATCGTATTTTGCGTACTCAAGCACCTTGTCATAATCAACATCAAGGCCTTTAGAATCTAATGCATCACAAACCTGTTTAAATTCGCAGCTTAATACTACACGTGCAGCGAGTTGAATATTCGTGAAGTATTTTATGCATTCTGCATTTGTTGATGAAGTCTTAATGATTGGAACGTTTGGAAAAGTAGATTGAAAAATTTGTTTAACTTTATTGATCCATGGCCTCGGACCGCCGAGAATAATACGATTCTGATTTCTCATGTCATCTAACGCATTAGCTTCTGTTAAAAATTCTGGAGAGAAAACAACACGCAGACCAGTTCCTTCAAACTTTTTATTCCATGCATCTGTAGAACCGGGAGGAACAGTTGATTTTATTACGGCAATTCTGTCACCAGGTACACTTGCCATTTCTGTTAAAACACTATCGACTATTGATATGTCTGCAGATCCATCTTCATACATTGGCGTCGGAACACATACAAAATAAACACCAGAAAAATGTTTTGTATCGGGCGCGCCCCCAATCATTCCGTTGAATTCTACATTTTCACATGCTATAATTAGTTCTGTAATAGATTTTGGTGCTCTTGGGCCCGGCCATATTGATCCTCTATAACTTCCAATAGGAAGCCGACCAATCTTATCATATGTAAAAACCGTCGCATCTCTTTCTGCAAATACAGAAGCAAGTGATCCTCCAACAAATCCACAACCAATTATTGCAATCGAGCTCTTCATGATGATTACAACACTACATCATCTTTGCTGCATTGTTAATTTGTGTGACATACTTGTCATATGAATGATCCATGTGAAACATTTCGCCAATATCATGAAACAGTGAACGACTTTCCATGTAGTAGTCGTAGTCTTGAACAAGTCTTAAGATAATTGACTTTGCATGTTCGATGTCTTGCGTAATATAATTCTTGAAATCAGGAAATCGTTGGATAATATCGTCAAAGGCTCTTTGGTATGAACATACAACTGGAATATCATATGACGAGTAACCGGTTACTTTCGTTGATGGCTTCTCATTTAGCCTGTCGTAATTAAGATGCTCTTGAACAAAAAGTGATAATCCGATATGAATTCCATCATAACATTCGAATAGATTGTTAACTCTGATGTTTTCAACATCTAGGCTGAGCGGTATCTTTTCGTAGTCGACATTCTTGAGATCAAATTTATTCTTTTTTGAAAACTGTACCAAGTCTTCATAAATGTCAGTGCGCAGAAATGCACTTGGGCCAGGATTGACAGCACCAACAACAGGTTGTTGATTGCGCGCCCGAGCTTTTACTTTTTCTCTATTAACATTTGTGTGCAGAATATCAATTATTACAATCTTTTTCAAATCGATCTCGTGACGTTTAGACAAGATCTCAGCATGCTTTGCAGAATTTGCAATTATTATATCAAATTTTCCATTTGCATTGAACTGTTTGCATCCGTCGATATTGTCGTATACAGTGATGCATCCTCGATTTTTTGCTTCTTGTATACCTGGATGATCGCAGTCTCGAACAAAAATGACTATGTCTCCCGCAGAGGCGTCATCAGGAAGAGTTCTTTTATAACATACTTGTATTTTGTCTGAAAAATGTTCTTTCATAAATGCGTAAGGAACGCAAGCTCTCATTAGTGAAGAGCCGACTGTATCAGAATGATCGATCATCTCATAAGATGATTTACCGTCTGCACCGGTGCACCGTTGCTGACCCCATGGCGACTTTTGATTCGGTATGAAGATAATCTTTTGCATGTTATCGCTTAATTCCCCAAAAGTATAAATCACAATGTTCGAGGTTGACTGAAAAATTGTAACGTACAAATGCTGTATCAGTATTAATCACTTCTCGAATGTCTTTTTCTGTAAGATTTTTATAGTACTCATTGTCCCAATCGGCTCGCGATACGTTTGGCATTGTCTTCCATTCTGTATGATTTTTTTTTGATTGATATTCCAGACTAGCAATACCATGCACGGGTCGTCCTGTTGTAGCACATGTGAAAATAAAGAGACCGCCGGGTCTAAGCATTCTTATAGCATTCCTAATGCTTTCTGTGTAACAAGGATTGTGTTCCCAGCATTCACATGAAATTATTGTATCAAAAGTTCCATCAGGTGCATCATAGTCCTGTGCAGGACAAACAATATCTACTCCCTTGCCCGGACCTATATCAAGTCCTGTGAAGTCTGAATTTTCAAACAAGAAAGCTTCATTTCCATTGACGTCATATGATCCGATATCTAATACTTTTACGTTCTTGAAATAATCAGGTAACATAGACTTGACGCTGTGACAGAAATCCCACTGTTGTTTATGTGCCATTTCATTTTTCCAATATAACTAAAGTTAATCTACAAAGCCTTTGCATTGAGAATCTCTAAAACCATGGTGTAATTTCTACAGAATTGTCTCTAAAGACTTTTTCTATGTAACTTCTAGCAGAATGCGGATCAAAATGGCTGATGAATCTTTCATGCCATTCAACAAAAATGTCTTTCAGCACATGCCAGTGTTTGAAATTTTCACACATATCTAGAAGCACAAGAAATTCTGATCCTTCAATATCGATTTTGATTATGAGTTCGTCGCCTGTTGTCAATTGCAAGTCATCAATAAATTTCGTTAAACGCGTTGTTGTTACTTCAACATCAACGCCACCAATTTTTTGAAATCTTTGTGTCTCACTATTGCCGATATTTTGAAGACATGTTGCAACATGATTTTTTTCATCATCTCGTACGAATATACTTGACACTCCGTCCCTGTCTAAAATTGCAGTTTGATAAAAAAAGATCTTATTACAAGATGCAAGACCTTCTTCTATAGCTATTGCTTTTAGCCTAGTCACATCAATTTCACAGAATGGATTTGGTTCGAAGCAATGGATTTCTGTATCATTGACTATCTTACCAGCTTTTATGAATTGACGAAATCCTTGACCGATATTCGTGCCACAATCCAAAAAGATCTTTCTATGCTGTGTAGTCATTGTGCTTTATTTACCAATTTCAGCTTGTCAATAGTATGAATCTTATCATATGAATTCAAGTTCTGATATTGAACATCTATTGATTCTTTGTCAAACAAAGTAGTATCAAGATATTTTTTACCGCCTGTGCCTGCAATATACTTTGTTGCTCCGAGATCCTTACAAATTTGTACAAGACGCTCAGTCGAACGAAG